TGATGATGCAAAAGAAGATGATTTCGATGTTGAGGAAGAATTACAGAAACCATGCTTTTCTATGACAGGAGATATCTGGCATATTGGAAAACACAAAGTCATCTGTGGTGATTCCACACAGGAAGATACCTATACACAGCTTTTTGAGGATAAGAAGTGTAATCTTGTCTGCACGGATCCACCGTACTTTGTAGCACTTGAGAATGCATCCGGCAAGATTGCCAATGATGACCTTAACGATAAAGACGGCTATGAATTCCTTATGAAAGCCTTTACTAATTTCCATAATATTATGGCTATCGATGCATCCATCTATGTATTCTATGCGACCATGAAGGCACGTGTATTTTATGATGCATATGAAGATGCAGGCTTTAAGGTAGGTGCAGGACTTATATGGAAAAAGCCAAGGGCTCCGCTTATGAGGACTGACTGGAAGTTCAACATGGAGCCAATCATCTGGGGATGGAGAAAAGACGGAAAACACAAATGGTATGGTGACCAGAAACAGAAATCCGTATTTGAATTTGATGGTATTAAGAATTCAAAGGAAGATGGATTCGGGCATCCATCCAGTAAGCCGGTTCCACTGATTGCTTATCTTATAAAGCAGTGTACACAGGCAAACGGCATTGTGCTTGACGGATTCCTTGGTTCAGCTTCAACACTTATAGCTTGTGAACAGATGGACAGAATCTGCTATGGTATGGAACTTGAGCCGAAGTTCGTTGATGTTGCGGTAAAAAGATACATTGAGTTTAAGGGCAACGGCTCTGATGTATATGTAGAAAGAGACGGAAAGCAGCTCACCTATGATGAGGTAATCGCAGAAATGGAGGCTGATTCAGATAATGGAACAACAGAATAAAAAGACATTAACCCTCGGAAGTCTCTTTGATGGCTCCGGGGGTTTCCCGTTGGGCGGAACTTTAGCTGGCATCACACCTACTTGGGCATCGGAAATTGAGCCGTTTCCCATAAGGGTCACATCAGTCCGATTTCCCAATATGAAACATCTAGGCGACATAACAAAAATCAAGGGTTCAGAGATTGAGCCAGTTGATATCATAACATTTGGCAGCCCCTGTCAGGATATGAGTGTGGCGGGGAAAAGAGAAGGCTTGGATGGTAACCGTTCAAGTCTTTTTTATGAGGCAATTAGAATTATTAAGGAAATGAGAGAGGATACGAATGGAAAATATCCAAGATACATTGTTTGGGAAAATGTCCCAGGAGCCTTCTCGTCAAACAAAGGCGAGGACTTCAAGGCAGTCCTTACTGAAATCTGCAAAGTTAAAGACAGCGAAGTGTCTATACCTAAACCTAGGAAGTGGGAGAAAGCAGGGAGGATTATGGGAGATAGTTACTCAGTCGCCTGGAGGGCCTTCGATGCTCAATTTTGGGGAGTACCCCAAAGAAGACAACGCATCTACCTTATCGCAGATTTTAATGGAAGGAGTGCCGGAGAAATACTATTTGAGTCGGAAGGCTTGTCAGGGTATTCTGCGGAGAGCTTCAAGTCGTGGCAAAGAACTGCCGGCAGTTCTACAGAAAGCATTGGAGAGAATGGCTATGGCTTAATGTTTGAAAACCACTCACAGGATACAAGGTTTGAGGGACCGCTTGAGGTAGCCCAGACTGTATCAGCTACATTTGGAACAGGTGGAAATAACCAGCCTTTCGTAGTGGAAAACCCCCACACCTATGATGTGAGGCTTACTTCTGAGGGTACGAGAAATGGCAGGCATAATATTTATGAAACAGTTACATCAAGGACTGTTGATACAGGCGGGAATATACCGGACTCGAATCAAGGAGGCATTGCAATAGTAGAGCAGAGAACATTCGGCATCTGTGCAAAAAACAGCAATTCCATGAAATCAAATAATCCAAACAGTGGCTTTTACGAGGCTGAAACATCAAGATGCCTTGATGCAAATGGCGGGAATCCATCATGCAATCAAGGTGGAATTGCCGTGATTGAAGGGAATGGCAGCAGACCTTCACATAAAGGTGACGGCTATAAGGAATCGGATGTGATGTATACCTTAAATGCTACGGAACAACACGCAGTTGCTTTTACAGAGGTTCATGCAACCTTATCTGCGAACGATGGGCCCAAGGTATCATCAAGCCAGATGATGAAAAATCCGGAAGAGAATTTTGTAGGTGAGGTTACTTATGGTATAGGAAGGCCTGCTATGAACCAAGGATATAACGCTAAGTTCAGTTTTCAAATTGAAGAAGAGGTTGAGCCAACGCTTGTGGCTTCTGGGGCATCGGGGGTTGCCCACCCTAGATTTTCTTCATCAAAAGCATCATTTTTTACAGAGACAAGTGAGGAGTTTGCAAATACACTTGTTGCCACAGATTATAAAGACCCACCTATCGTAAATGATGGTGGCGGTGCGGATTATATTGTGCGCAGGCTTACTCCTGTGGAGTGTGCAAGACTTCAAGGCTTCCCCGATTGGTGGTGTGACGGACTTGAAATGCCGGAACTTACCGATTGCGACATTGCCAAGTGGAGAGAAATCTTTAATGTCCATGCCAAGGTAATGGGAAAGAGTGGAAAGCCTAAGACAGATAATCAGATTAGAAAGTGGTTACAGAATCCAAGAACTGATTCTGCCGAATATAAAATGTGGGGGAATGGTGTAGCGTTACCTATTGTTTATTTTGTACTGTCAGGCATTATGTACTATGCACAAGAATCTGCCAAATAAAGGCAGCATATTGTACCCCTGTGAATGCACATAATAGTTGCTTTTACAGGGGTTTAGAGTGATATATGTACATACCAAAAGAAAGGGAGGTACGTAGCATGGTACTACATTTTAATGTGAAAGGCGAAAACAAAAAAGCGATGATTACAGCCATTGAAAGTGAAACAGGAGTAAAGGCGAGATACCTTGGAGTTCCATCCTGTGCATACGAGATTGGAAATTACATGGTAGGTAGAAACGGAGAACTGGAATTCGGAGATTTCGATGACCTTGAAGAGGTTAAGCCAATTGTTGAGGCTTGTGTCAAAGCCACAGGGGTTAAACCATCAGAGTGGGATAAGGGTGAAAAGGCGGCAGAACAGGCCGATATTAAGCCAGATAAGGGGGCAGAAAGTAAAAAGACGGAACTTACGGTTTCGATACCACTTAATAAGGTAGCGGTTGGAAACCTTACAAGCCTTCTGGATGCAAAAGGGAATTTAATAAAAAAGGCACTTGGCATAACGGACATAAGAATTGAAGTTGAAGAAGATAAGGTTTCATTTCCTTGGTTTGAAGAGACCAAACCGGATGAGATGTTTGCTTACACTAAGTTTATTTCAGCCCTTTGTGAGATGAGTGTGAAACAAAAGAGAATCACTGCAAAGCCAAAGGAGAACGAGAATGAGAAATACGCATTTAGGTGTTTCCTTTTAAGGCTCGGCTTTATTGGGGATGAGTACAAAGTAGATAGAAAGATTTTACTTTCAAAACTGGAAGGTTCATCAGCATTCAAGGGTATTCAGAAAGGGGGTGAGCAGTAATGTTTTTCCCAGATAGAAAGATAGTAGAGAGAGTCAAGAAAGAGTATCCGTCCGGCACAAGGGTAGAACTCATATCTCTAAATGACCCATACCGAGATATACCGACAGGAACAAGAGGAACGGTATCCTGTGTTGATGATACAGGTACAATTCATGTTCATTGGGATAACGGTGCCTGCCTTGGAGTAGTATATGGCGAGGATTCCTGCAGAAAGATCAAGGAGGATGAATAACATGACGGAGCAGATTAAAGATCAGATTATCTTTATAAGGGATACAGCCCTTACAAATATGTTTGACCTAGGAATGGTCAAGGCATTGGCAACGGAGTTTGATATGCCGGAACTTATAGAGTTTATAGAAAACAACTCAAAATCATACACACATTTTATTCTTACAGGAGAGGTGGAGTAGAAAGAAAAAATAACAGCATTTAAAATGAGAAGTGTAGCATAGGGGAATCAAGTATTACAAGGGACCCGAAAGGGTCTCTTTTTCATGGAGGTGATTAAGTGAGAAAGCTGAAGAAATATAAGCCTACAAAGTTTATGGTAGAGAATTCTCACTATGATAAAGCAGAGGCAGATTTTGCCGTGAACTTCATTGAAAACCTCAGCCATACAAAAGGTACCTGGGCAAGAAAAAAGTTTGAACTTATGGACTGGCAGGAACAAATCATAAGAGATGTGTTTGGAACAATAAAATCAAACGGATACAGACAGTTTAATATGGCTTATGTTGAGATACCAAAAAAGAACGGTAAGTCAGAACTTGCAGCAGCTGTCGCACTGTTATTATTATGCGAGGGCGAACAGAGAGGAGAAATATACTCTTGTGCAGCAGATAAGAATCAGGCAAAAATAGTATTTGATGTAGCAGCTGATATGGTTCGTTTTTCAAAATCCTTAAGTAAGCGTATTAAGATATATGAATCACAAAAGAAGTTAGAGTATTTGCCAACAAAAAGTACATACCAGGTACTTAGTGCAGATGTATCTAATAAGCATGGCTTTAATACTCACGGAGTTATATTTGATGAGCTGCATACACAGCCAAACCGTAAACTATATGATGTTATGGTACAAGGCTCGGGAGATGCTAGAATGCAGCCCCTTTACTTTTTGATTACCACAGCCGGGAACAATACTGAGAGCATTTGTTATGAGGTTCATCAGAAAGCAGTGGATATCACGGAAGGGAGAAAGCATGACAGCACCTTTTATCCTACTATTTTTGGGGCAGAAACTGATGAAGACTGGACAGACCCTAAGGTATGGAAAAAAGCCAACCCATCTTTGGGAGAGACGATTGGCATAGATAAGGTACAGGCAGCTTGTGATTCAGCAAAACAGAATCCTGGAGAGGAGAACGCTTTCAGACAGTTACGACTTAATCAGTGGGTAAAACAGTCTATTCGCTGGATGCCAATGGATAGATGGGATGCTTGTGCTTTTCCGGTTAATGAAGATGATTTGGAGGGAAGAGTATGTTACGGTGGCTTGGATTTAAGTTCAACAACTGACCTTACATCCTTCTGTTTAGTATTTCCACCTATAGATGAAAATGACAAGTTTTATGTTCTTCCTTATTTTTGGTTACCGGAAGAAACTATAGACTTGAGAGTCCGAAGAGACCATGTGAATTATGATGTGTGGGAAAAGCAAGGATATATTCAGACCACAGAGGGAAATGTAGTTCACTATGGATTTATTGAAAAATTTATAGAACAACTTGGAGAGAAATATAACATCCGAGAGATTGCTTTTGACAGGTGGGGAGCAGTTCAGATGGTTCAGAACCTTGAAGGGATGGGATTTAATGTGGTGGCTATGGGGCAGGGCTTTGCATCTATGTCTCCACCTACTAAAGAACTTATGAAACTTACATTGGAGCAGAGAATAGCACATGGAGGGCATCCGGTTCTTCGATGGAACATGGATAATATTTTCATAAGACAGGACCCTGCAGGAAATATAAAAGCAGACAAGAGTAAATCCACAGAAAAGATTGATGGAGCAATAGCCTGTATAATGGCTCTTGACAGGGCGATAAGATGTGGGAACGATGCAAGTGAGAGTATCTATGACAGCCGTGGACTTCTGGTTTTCTAGTCATATCGAAAATATAGTACAAAATATTGACAGATTTAATATATAATAGTACTATTCTCGTATAGATATATGCGGTACATTATTTAAGGAAGGTGTCAATATGGGCAGACCGGGTTATATGTCATTATATGCGGACGAGAGAACACAACAGATATTTAATGAATTTGTTAAATTAAAAGGTATCAAAAAGTCTACTGCACTAGCAGAAATGCTTGAAATTTATATGCTGTGCCAGGATGAAGTTTTGTATACAAGTTTGAAGAAAAAATCTTTAGGAGTGGAGGTTGCAAAACAGATGTTAGTGCAGAGAACAGATAATAAAGAGATAAATGATTATATATTTATGAAATTAGGGACAAACTATGATGTCGATGGAAAGATGATGGACGGATTTGAAACAATTAATGCATATTTAAGAAACTGTTCTGAAAATGAGGAGGGATATTCTTGGTTCTCTACACCATCACTTCATTTTGGAATGGATAAGAAGAAGGTAGAGTATTATAATTCATTGTGTGAATTAGGTGAAAATGTAAGAATTCTATTTGCTATTGGAGATAATATTAACGATATTGTGTATTCCGCTAGAGTATTGGAGATTGTGTCTGGAAGAGATGGCGTTGCTTGTCCGGATTCCAAAGATTATGTGCCTAGTGAATTTGCAGATGAAGAAAAAGCAAAAATATGGATAAAAATAAC